TGGCAATATGATGGCGATGATGATTGAGATTGACTTTGCATACTGGAAACTAACTAAAGATGATAGGAAGTTATTGTTCCTGCGTCACGCTGAAGCAATGGACTTTCCTGACATTGCAAAAGAGATGGAGTTAGGGTCAGAAGACACTGCTCGTATGCGACACAAGCGTGCTGTACGCAAACTCATTAACAAGATAGGTGGGTTCAGACCTTATCGTGATGAGGATATTGCAGAAGTTACACCAACTCAGGAGTAGATTCTGCTGGGTCTACGTGCATAACTTCTGAATAAGAATCAAAGAACTCTTCTATCTCTTTACCACTAGCAAACTGTAAACCTTCGCCCTCTGTCTTAAAACATACAGAGCATCCGCCACCTTCACATATATCACACATTGTCTAACCTCCTGTTTGGTCTAAATATTCTTGAAACTTTGGAAACAAATCTTTATACTTTTCGTACTGCCCCAATACTACATTGCACTGGTGACAAAGTAAACCCCGCACCTTTCCCGTGTTGTGGTCGTGGTCTACGGCTAGACTTCTAACACCTTCACCTTTAGATATCTTTGTCGTTTCTTCTAATCCACATAGTTTACATACTCCACCTTGACTGTCAAACATTGACTGGTAATCTTCAACAGTTATGCCATACTTTGCCCTAAGTTGATTAGCCTTATGGTTTTCTCTATAGTTTTTTCTGTATAACTTTTTCTTTTCAGGCTTACGCTTATTGTATTCACGCATATATTCAGCGTGTTTTCTTTTCTCTTCTTCAGTTCTCATCAGCCACCATTACTATAAAACCCGCTACCATTAAAGCGGATTGCTGGTGTATTGTATATTCTACTTGATATATGACCGCAAACGCAAGTAACTTCTTCATCGCGTTCTTCTACCTTACGACTTAGCACTGTGTGTGCCATACATTTATTGCAACGATACTCATACGTTGGCATAGAACTCCTGCCCTATGTACCAAAAGCCTAAGTCAATAGACCAATGATACCTATCAAATGAAAACCCTAAGGCAAAGCCACTTGTTCTGCCCCAACAAAACCAAATCTTCCCAATCTTTTTCTCAGTCATTCATCTCTCCAATCCATAGGTGTAGGTGCAGTGCTGATTGCCTTGCACTCCTTGCATTCCTGTCTTAAGTCATACCAACTTACTTCTCTTGTCTCGTCATCCCACATCACTGTGATTACAAACATCTTACAACCACAAATACAGGTAAGTATTGGCTTACCTCTTAGGTCTAGCATCAATACCAATTCCTGCGCTGGCTGTGCGACCACGCCCTGCACGGTGTGTCGTAGCGATGCTTGATATATTTGTAAGCGTTGAGTATCTGTATCGCTGGGTCTTTGCTAGTTTCTTTTAATACTTGTCCGATACCGAATGCGCTACTGCCCTGTTGGTTCTTTGCCAAATGGTCGAACTTACTCTCTTTCATAAACAACGAGTAAGCACAGCGTCGCTGAGTTTTATCCCAGTTCCACCCTGCCTTGGCAAACTTCATAGCCATAACTTTGTTGGCTCTCTTCTGTTCCATTGTCGCCTTGGTTGGCGGTTTATGATTAGGATTAAAGGTAACCCCAACATTAACTGATACATCATTGCCAACTGGGGCAAAGATGATTGCTACTACCAAGATAGTCACCGCTACTATGTGTCTTTTCATTTGGATATTTTAGCAAGAGTTTGCCTAACATCCCGACGATGACGCACTTCTGAGATAAGTTTTCTATTGCTTGGCTTCTTAGTGCTGAGCATATGCCGTTCGCTCATCAGTAATCCACCCCATATAGACCCTGCTCCGCCCGTGTACTGCATATTCTCAGGCTCTAACCCTTGGGCTAGGCACTGCGCTTTGACTGGACATAAGTTGCATATTTGTATAGCCTCTACGCTTCGCAAGACTTGTAGTTTTTGTTCGTCTTCAAAGATAGAGTTCTCATAGTGCCATATGTCTGCGTCAGGATGACCACTGCATAGCCCTTGTTCGTGCCAACTTCTATTCTTTAATGGCATTAGATGACCGCCTTTAATTGGGTTACGGGTAAGACATTAACTGCTTGCCCTTGGTGTTCGTCTTGCCATAATGTTTTGGCTTCTACTTGGTGTTCATAGAGCCATTCGTCTTGCTCTGTGTATGTCATAGTTGCCCATTGTGCGGGCAGTTCTGTGCCCTCTGGTAACCATACATTGACCACCTTAACGCCCTTTGTTTCATACACCACTTGAAAATGTTGTGTCATTTCGTTGTTCCTATCTTGTCATCTTCACATTGTGAACAGGTCAAAGAGTTGTAAGTGTTGTGGTCAAACTCTTCTTTACATTCTTTGCATTTAATAAAGTCTGAGTCGTCGTAAAACCAGGGGTCATTTAGTTGTGGCTCACTCATCTTCGTCGCCCTCTGTCATCAACCCACAATCTTTGAGTGCTTGGATTGCTTCGTGTAATGTCTTAAGTGCTAAGGCTTGCGTCTCTTCTGTTGTCATCTTGTGCGCTCCTGTCCGTGTTGGCATTGGTTGATAGGGTAAAGGCAATCACCACAAATTGCAAGTGTGCTGTTCATTATTCGCCCCAATATTTAACAATAATTTTCATTGCTTGGTGGATGTCGCAGGTACAATCTGCGCCTCCCATATTTTCGTGAAACTCAAAATGATTGAGGTTATCTTCATAAATAGTGGTAACTAATTCGTCTATGGTGTAGGGCTTAGTAGTTGTTTGCATTGTGTGCCCTCTCTCCCATAGATTTAATGCGCTTATATTCTGAGGGGCTGACTGTAATCTTGATACTTTCCCCGTCGTCATATCCCGCTATTGCTCCGCGTCCCTCGTAGCCCTCCTCTATCCAACCTAAAGGCTGTCCGCTTGCGGTAGTTCGTAGCCATCCTCTGCGAGGGTTGCCCGTTGTCGTGTTCGTTGTGCCTATGTAAAGTAACATTTCGTTATTCTCCTGTCTGATATGGGTTAGGGGCTGAGATGTTAAACTGTTTTACCTTGACCATACAGGGCACACATACGCCCCGCATATTTTCAAGCGTTAAGAATGCCTGAGAACTCTCACACAATCCGCACATTTTATTCTCCTGTCATTTCGTCGTTGATTAATATCCCCGCGATACATAACACGGCGATAGGTATTAAGGCTAGTGCCAAGGGCATCATTTCCTTGCCTCCTGTCGTGCGTCGTATGCTTTTACGCGCTCCATTCCTCGCTTGTGTGCGTCCCACAGATTAACCAACCCGTAAGAGATAAGCAACCCTGAACCAAAGACAAAAATTAGATAACAAAATGTTATAATTGCGTCCATTATGCGCTCACCCTGTCGCCCTCTGTGAGTGCGAGGAACTTACTATGCCCCGCCAAGTCTCCAACACTTAGGCACAATTCGCCCGCGTGTTGGGCGCACAGATACTGCGCCACGATAAACCCCGACACCGTGACCCGCGCCATATTTCCGCACTTGTCGCACTTATCGCTCATTAGTTAGCCCCCACTAAACTCTCAGCAACTGCACGGCGCACGTAATTTGTGTGCTTGCTTGTGGTCACGCTGAACTTTTGTGCCACGATGTACCAGCCCTTGGCAGAATGCCAAGCAATGGGCGTGTCGTATGAGTACACGATATAGTTCACGCTGGTTTCTTCTTGCTTGAACTTAGCGAACTCTTCCGCGTCTAATCTTCCGAATGCGCCCAAAAGTCCTTGCTCGTTTACGTTTACACCCCTTAGGGCTGATGCTGTGAATCCTTGGCGTGTTGCTATGTAATGGATTGCGTCTCTCTGGTTCATCTTGCTTCTCCTGTCGTTTGTCGTGCTGGTAGATTTTCTACCCGTGCCCCGCTAGAGTCTCGCACTCTGCGCCCTCTGTCAAGGGTGCGGGGCTGTGAGTTGCCTCACATTCCTAGAAATTGTCCTCCCACATCTTAAAAGCCCACACGCCGACACCCGCAAGAACTAGCGCGACACCCGCGAACGGTAGAACCTGTGCGCCGATACCCCAAGCCCATAAGAAAAGGTTTCCTTGGTTGTACGCGTCCTCTGTTGTCTGTGCCCAAGTTGTCAAGTAGTTAATCATCTTCGTTTTTCTCCTATCTAAGGCGGGCGGAGTTGCCCTACCTAGTGCCTCCCTCAGGTCTTGCACCTGTCGCCCTCTGTGAGGGGCGGGGGCGGTCTTGCCTAGTTCTTTTTGGCGTATGCCTTGCGAACTTGTCTCATAACTTGCTCGTCTAGAATTAAGAACTTTTTGTGATATTCGTAAAGGTCTTCATCTTGGTCTTTTGTGACCCCCGCGCAAGACCCGTGTGCCCATTCAATCGCGGTTTGAATCAAATCTAGTTGATTTTCTGTGAGGATGAGTTTCATTATTTTGCCGCCTTTTGGATTAGTGCGTCCATCTTCAAAAGTGGAATGATGACTGCTGAGATATCGGCTGAATCTGCTAAACCCTCTGTGAGGCTTGTGTACTCATCTTCGAGCAATGCCTTGATGACCTTGAGGTCATTCTCTGTTAGTGTTGTCTTCTTTCCCATCTTGTGCATTTTGTTCCCCTGTCTTAGTGTGGTTTAACTTACAAGGCAAACACTACAGGCTCATTCTAGGCTTGTCAAGGGTATTTGATGTGATTTAGGTCACACTTTCCCCCTCTGTGGCTTGGGGTCTTTTGTTGATTTGTCGACAATTCTAGAGGGTCTAAAGTAGTTGAACTTTCAACCATTTCGGAACTCTTGGGATTAATCGGTCAAGGATTGAGGGGTCAATAAATAACAGGGGGGGGAATAGCGACACGGTTGGGGAGATAGTCACCCAACGCTTAACGCGTTTGCAATTCCATTTAATGCCTAAATATCTCCATATTAATTTACATTATGTAAAGTAAACATACCTTCAGGGTATGTCTAAGGGTCAGGTATAGGTAGAGGGTTCCCGAAACATCAGCCGTCAGGATGATTTGAGGGGGCATTGATTAAATTCGTCAGTCTATATGTATATATAGTCACTCAATAAATTTCTGTTATATTCCTTTAATAGCCCTGTTGACCAGGGCTTTTATATATATAGCCCCCATTATAAAAATATATGAACACAGAGTGTTCGGTTTTGGCACTTCCAACAGGTTATCTTATATAGATGATTATTTAATCATCATAGTTCTAAACGAACTCGCTTCGTTTGGGACTACGCTCGTTCGTTAGTTATAATATATAAATAACTAACTGAACTAATGTTGAGTAAACGCCAGAGTTATGCCGTTCGGCGGATAGCGTTATTAGACCGATATAGGGGACTCTATTATGGCTAACAGAGGGCGCAAGCCAGGGATACAAAACATATCCAAGAAGGAAGCCCAGGAGCGAATGCTCCAACTTCTGGAACAAGGTGCGACCATTACCGCTGCTATGGCAGCCGTAGGTCGTAACGATGTAACCTTTAGACAATGGTCAATGCAGGATGCTGACTTCAAAGAACGGGCAGATAAGGCTCGACTTGCTGGCAAAGGAGTCAAGGCTGACCTGAAAGAACTCAAGGACATTTCCTTCCCCGACTTCTGTGAACAGTTTCTCGACTCTAAGATGTTTCCTCACCAGTTAAACTGGCTCGACCTGATTGACGGGGTACCCCCTCGCTGGCAACCCGCAGGTATGACTTATGAACCTAGCGACCCTGACCGTGTGCTTATCAACGTACCGCCTGAGCACGCCAAGTCGACAACTATCACGACTAACTATGTGACCTATCGAATCGTCACTAACCCCAACATCCGAGTCATCATTGTCTCAAAGACTCAGGGTATGGCTCGTAAGTTCCTTGGCGCGATTAAAACAAGATTAAGCCACCCAGCCTATATGAAACTCCAGACCGCTTTTGGTCCTAATGGGGGTTACCAGAAGGATGCTACCCAATGGGCGGCGGATATGATTTACCTGGGAACAGGACGCGACTCTGGCGAGAAGGACCCTACGGTCCAAGCCTTAGGTATCGGTTCTCAGATTTACGGTGCTCGCGCTGACTTGATTATCGTCGACGATGCCGTGATGGGTACCAATGCCCACGAGTGGGAAAAGCAGATGGAATGGCTTCAGAAAGAAGTTATCACCCGTCTTGGTCGACACGGTAAGTTAATTATCGTTGGAACCAGAGTGGCACCAGTTGACTTGTACAAAATGCTACGAGATGCTGGGCAGTGGTCAGGTGGAGTTTCTCCCTTTACCTACTGCGCTATGCCAGCCGTTTTAGAATTTGATGAAAAGCCTGAAGCCTGGAAAACCCTATGGGCAGAAACTGACCGCCAGGAAAACGATAAGGACGACGCATTACCTAATGGAAATTTTCCCAAGTGGGATGGACCTTCTCTCTTTAAGAGACGCTCTCAAGTATCCCCGTCAGTATGGGCTATGGTCTACCAGCAAGAAGATGTCACAGAAGACTCAATCTTTTCTCCCTCCTGTATCGCAGGTTCCGTCAACGGAATGCGTAAACGAGGTCCGCTAAAGGCTGGAGTTCCAGGACATCCTCAATACATAGAAGGTGCCTACACCATCATAGGACTTGACCCTGCTATGGCAGGTGCTACAGGTGCAGTTGTTTGTACCTACAACAAGGCTGATGGAAAGATTTACGTGTTGGATTGTGTCAATATGACCGAACCATCACCACAAAAGATTCAAGACCTGATTGAAGAATGGGTCGTTAAGTACAAGCCACAGGAACTGCGTATTGAAATCAACGCACACCAGAAGGCTTATGCACTAGATGACAACTTGAGAAACTATCTTGCTTCTCACGGTTGTCAACTGAACTCACACTTTACAGGCAAGAACAAGTGGGACACCTCTTTCGGTGTAGCGTCAATGGCAATGCTGTTCGGCAACACACGAGATGGACGATTCCAGGATAACAACCTGATTGAACTACCAAGTAATGAAGGCTCTGAAGGTCTTAAGACATTAGTTCAAGAGTTGATTACCTGGAAACCTGACACACGAAACCCTACAGACTGCGTAATGGCACTGTGGTTTGCAGTCATTCGCATCCGCGAACTGATGCAACAGTCCACACGGATTGGTTCTTACACTAATAATCGCTGGGCAACACGAGCACAGAGGGCACAAAGAGGCTCTATCAATTTAGATGAAGCAATCGCTGACCAGTGGTCGCAACAATACGGATAGGATAACAATGGCATTATCAATGAAGCAGGTGTTTGCGAGAGTTGAATCTCTACGCCACCTCAACGGAGAACGCGACCAGCGTAACCTTGACGTACTCGCGGTTCGACGTGGAAAAATTGCTGATGTCTATCCTGACTTTTTTCCAGAGGGCGTATCTGCCAACGTAGTTGCTAACTTTATCGACATTGTAGCCCGTGACCTCTCTGAGGTTATGGCTCCACTTCCTGCAGTTAACTGCTCTGCAGCAAACGCGGTCAATGACCGTGCACGTTCTTTCGCTGACAAGCGCACACGTATCGCATCGAACTACTTCCAGCACTCAGACCTTGCTGTACAGATGTACCAAGGTGCTGACTGGTACATCACATATGGTTTCCTCCCATTCGTAATTGAATTGGATGAAGACGCAAAACTGCCACGAATCCGCATAGAAAACCCAGTGGGTGCTTACCCAGAGTTTGACCGCTATGGACGTTGTGTGGCATTTGCAAAGCGATATGCAATGACGCTAGGCGAACTCGTATCTCAGTTCCCTGATTATGAATCCCAGTTACTCGGACGACGAGGCTACGACCAGGATTTAACTGCTCAGGTTGAGTTAATTCGCTATTACGACAAAGACCAATCAATCATCTACATCCCAAGCAAGGCAGACCTAGTTTTATCTCAGGCTGCTAACCCACTTGGTAAGATGAATATTGTTGTCGCACGTAAGCCATCTATTGACGGTGAACTACGTGGACAGTTTGATGACATCCTTGGTATTCAATTGCTTCGCAACCGCTTTGCACTGCTTGCAGTCGAAGCAGCAGAGAAATCTGTACAAGCACCTATCGTACTTCCTTCAGATGTACAAGAGTTGCAACTTGGTGGAGATGCGGTTATCCGTACAAACAATCCAGCAGGAGTGCGCCGCGTAGAACTTTCTCTACCACAAGGTGCTTTTCAAGAATCTTCTTTACTTAATCAAGAACTACGAGTTGGTGCACGTTATCCTGAAGGACGAACAGGAAACATTGATGCATCTGTAGTTACGGGACAAGGCGTACAGGCTCTTATGGGAGCCTTCGATACACAAGTTAAATCTGCACAAGCAATCTTTGCTGCAGCACTTCGTGATGTCATCACAACCTGTTTTGAAATTGACGAAGTTATCTTCCCAGAAGAAAAAACAATTCGTGGAGTAGACTCAGGTTCACCATATGAAATCACTTACAAGCCAGCGAAAGACATTAAGAAAGATTATTCTGCTGACGTTCGCTACGGTATGCTTGCTGGTCTTAACCCAGCCCAAGGTCTTATCTTTATGCTACAGGCTCTTGGAGGAGGATTAATCTCCAAAGATATGGCAATGCGTGAACTTCCATTCACCGTCAACGTCACACAAGAACTTGAAAAGATTGAAATTGAAAATATGCGTACTGCGCTTCTCGGTGGAATTACTGCAATGGCTCAGGCTATTCCAGCAATGGCAACTCAGGGACAAGACCCATCAGAGATGGTAAACAAAATTGCTGCGGTTATCAAGGCTCGTCAAAAGGGAACATCTCTTGAAGACGCTATTGAAGCCACATTTGCTCCGCAGCAACCAGTTCCTCCTGCTGGGGAAGCATCTATGGTTGAGCAACCGTCCCCTGCTCCCACCGCTCCTCCAGCAGGAGGCGCTCCTTCCGCAGGTCCAGCACCTGAGGCAGCGCCACAACCAGCCCCAGACATTATGAGCATTCTTTCTAGTCTCACCGCATCAGGTGAAGCAGGTGGAAGCGTAAGAACAATCGCACGTAGATAACAGAGGCGGGGACAATGACAACAATCATAGGCGTGCAGAACGCAGACGGTTGTGTTATCGCATCTGATTCACGTGTAGCAGAGGGTGGAAAAGTTTATACACACCCTGAAATGGTTAAAGCAGCAGAACGTGGCAACTACATTATCGGTGGTGCTGGAGATTATCGCGCCTTACAAGTTGTATTACACGGATGGCAACCACCAGTTGTAAGTGCAAAAGCAAAACAAAATCTTTATGAGTTTGTAATCAACAAAGTTGCACCATCATTAAAGTCAACATTAGTTGAAGCAGGAATTGAATTTAATAAAGGCTCAGAAGACTCTGATAATAAGTTTGAATTACAACTTATTATTGGAATCAACGGAACTTTATTTGAAATAGATAGTGACTTTGCAGTTGCTATGAATGACACAGGATTTTATGCAGTTGGTTCTGGTGGAGATTATGCACTAGGTGCACTACACGCTGGAGTATCTATATTAGATGCAATGAGAATTGCAGCAATTAATAACAATGGGACTTCGGCTCCATTTCATATTCTTGAACAAGAAATTAAGTAGGAGGAACAATGACTGGACAACCAGGACGTAGTGGTGGTGCTAATGGTGGACCACAGTATGACCCAGCCAATGTCAATCCACTTGGCGGCGATGGACAATCAGGTCAAGCAAATCCAAATTACACAGGTTTTGGTTATGGACAAAACGGAGCACTAGAGGCACAGGCAGGAGCAGCAAAGATGGAGAAAGCATCCACACCTTCAGCAGTTCCCGCACCAACATCTATGGCTTCTATCCTTGGTGGATTAATGCCACTTGATGCTGAGTCACAAGATTCTCTTCCTGTTTCAGATGGCGTTGATACTGGTCGTGGGCGTGGTAGTGAAGCACTTCCTCCTGCCCTTAATGGCGATACACGCATTACTGAAAATATTGATTTAATGAAAAAGTATTTGCCAGACCTTCTTGATGCAGCACGCCTAGAGGGCGCACCTGATTCATACAAGCGTCTAGTTAACTACGTTAAGGCAAGGCTTATTTGATGAAATGGGTAGAAAATAACTTTTTCGACCATTTAGATAAATTTGGTAATTCGCTAGGGTATGACAACTTTGGCATTGCTGTTTGTCTTTCTATGGTCCCTTGGGAATCACCACAAGACCGTGATGTTTTTATTATGACATTAACTGGAGAGGATGTTAAGGGTGGCGAACCATCAACATTTAATCCAGGAAGTGCGGTGATGTAATGCCATCATTATGGGATGCTTTTCTTGGAACAATCAAAGGCACAGTTGGAGCAGTTCTTGGTAATGTTGCACAATCTGGCGCAGGGCTAGGCGCAGCACAATCATTTAAGGGCAATCCAGCATTAGCAGCACAAGCAGCACTTGGTGCAGAGCAAGCCACATCTCGCTCACTTGAAAAGGCTGGCATTACTCCTGTAGAAAAGACTGTAGCAAAAGTCGCTGACCCAGTTCTATGGGCTGGTGAGAAGGCTGAGAAGTATGTATTCAGCCCAGTAATTGCTCGTCCAATTTCTACTGCATTTTTACTTACTGACCCAAACAGTGCTTTATATAACACAGATAAAATGGGACAAGGGTTCCAATTATCTGATATCACCGACGCTTATCAGCGAAGTGAAAAAGTTTCTCTTGGCGTAGCAATGACTAAATCAGCAATGAATCCTTTTGCTGGTATCACTACACCAATCCTTATGTCAGGTGGTATTGACCTAACTAAGGTTGACCTTTGGAATGACCAAGATGTCAAGAAGAATTTTCAGGACAATGTAACTGGGCGATGGGTTACTGGAGCATCTGACTTTATTTTTAAGAATGCAGCCATCTCATTTGCTGGTGGAGTAAGTGTTGGTGCACTTAAGGCTGGCGCTATGCGTGCTGGATTAAGTACATCTATTAAAACTGGCGATATTAATGCTATGCCTGAGTGGGAAAAGTTAGCAACTGACCACATTGACTTTGTTAAATCAAATGGAGCAACTGGTGTTCGTTCAAATCTTGGTGAAGATATTCAGAAGATTGCAGAATCCGATGATTTCTTTGTTATTAAAAATATAACAGAAAATCACAGTTATAATCCTAAACTTGTTGATTTATTCAGAGACACTAAAGACCCAGAGTTTGTGCGTGATGCACTTCTTGCTGATAAAGGATACGGTCCTGCGATTGAGCGCATTGCTGCTGCTCGTCGTTCAGATGACCTATGGTATTTATCTGATGGTAATGCACAGATTCAAGGTGACTTCATTAAGACTGGAAAGATTCCAGAGCAGACACCAGAACAACGTGCTCGTTGGATGGCAGCATTTGATGATGCTATTGCTAAAGACCCTAAGAGCCAAGAACTATTTGATGCTTTTCTTAAGCAAGTTGAAAACCCTGAGACTGGCGTTATTTCAATTGAACCAAAATTCTTTGGTAAGGGCTATAAGCCAGCAGAACCAATTATTGGCAAAGAGGCTTTTACTGCTACACGTAACCGTGCTGCACAACTTAAGGCTGCTGCTATGCAGCGTGACTTCTCTAAGGTTGGCGGGATAAGCCAGACTGTTCTTAGTTCACGAGTCGGTGGACCAGTTACCGTTCTTATGCGTAACCTTGGAACATATATGCCTAAGGGTATTGTTTCATTCTCAGGTCTTCGCCCATCACAGGGTATCGATGAACTGATTTCAGTATTTGATGATGTCCCTGGCTTTACCAGAGGCGACAGTTTAATTACTGTCACTGAACGCGGTGCACAAAAAACTGTATCTCAGTATCGCACAGAAGTACTAGATAGATTTGTCTCTGCTGCAACTGACGGTGATAGGTCACAACTTATTAAGGACTTGAATAAGGAACTTGCACGAGTTGTTGCTTACAATCGTGGCGTATTTGATAATGCTCTTATTGATTCTTTTGTTGATGACTTAATGCAGAATGTTAATTCTGTACACGGACAATTGCGTGTTCAAGGATTTGCTTATGACCCATCTGGTGCTCGTATTGTAGTTAATCCAAAGACTCAACGTCAACTTGCAAGTGCTGAGGCTATGTTGCCATTTGGTCAACTAGATAGATTACTCAGTCGTGCTGCTCGTCAAGAGAAAACACCTATTGGAAATATCCCAGTTGATGCAACCTTGGCAGTATCTAAAGGTGCACGTGCGATATTTGAAGGTGGAAGCAAAGTCTTCTCACTTGCTCAACTATATAAATTTGCATACATACCAAAGAACTCTATTATGGAGCCAATCATTTCTGCGACTATGGCATCTGGTATGGATGTAGTTAAGCCTTTGCTGACTAAGGTTACTAGAGGAGTAATCGAGAAGTCAGCAAATGCAATTATGCGTGAGGTTGAGAAGAGCAAGACAATTCTTCCTAGCCGTAAGCGTGAAGTACAGCGTGAGATTCAGGCTCTTAGTAAGCAATATGACAGAGCAATCAATAACCGCGATGAAGTCTTTACTGAGTACCAGAACTTCTTCTCTGATGTGCCAGGAGTATCTCCTGCTGCACGTCGTGACTGGGCAGACATTGTTAAGGCTGACCTTCGTGACGCAGAGCGTATTGTTGATGACATCGAATCACGTCTGAATAAGTACACAGTTGATTTTGGTCAGAACAAGCGCATTGATGTGCCTACACTTTATGGTCTACAGCGCAGAGTTGAAACATTAAAGGCTGCGAAAGACCCACGCTTTGGTGCTGATATTGCTAATGCTCAGGCTATTATCAATAAGGCTGTTGGCGATATGAATACATTGACACCTGAACTTGGTGCTTTGAATGATGAGATTGCAAATGCATACGCACGCATCTCAGAGACTATGGATAAGTTCGCTCCTAAGTTAAGGGAACAAGCAGACCTTCTATCCATCGCTGAGAATCGCTATGCAAAGAAGCGCATTATGCCAGAAACTGAAAGAGTAGTTCTTAAGAATGGACAGACTCTTGAACTACCATCTTTCACTAATCAGCAATATCTTGGTGATGCATACTTCAGCGAAATTGCTAACACATCTACCCGTACACTTGAATTTCTTGGCAACAAGTCAATTGCAGGTAAAGTCAACCGCGTAACTCGCAAGACTCCCGCAAAAACAACTAAGCCGACTGACCCAGGTTACTTTGACGAATTGGTATACATTGCCAATAACCATATGCGTGGAGATATCTTGGTTGACAAGATTCTTGCTGGCGCAGGGCGTGAAGAACTTCTTTCTACTTGGGCTTATACTAAGCAGGGTGCATCTTATGCACGTAATATGGGACAATTCCCTGAAGACATTGTAAAAATTATTGATGAATCAATGTCTTATGTCAATCGTTACCTACCAACCGCAGAGTCTCGTGCCATTGTGGCAAAGGGTGACGTAAAAGTTACAGACCTACAACGTGAGTTGGCTGATAAGTTGGACTCAATGGTTCCAATTCAGCCATTAGACGTTCAGTATGCTAATCCAACTACCCTCAGTGGTAGCATCAACCAGAATGTTGATTACTATACATCAAAACTTTGGCAACAACTAGGTCGTCCTGAAAATGTTATCCGCGAAGTATGGGGTAATGTCGAGCACCGTAACCGTACAATTACAAAACTTAATTCTTTGATTGATTCAGGTCAGACAGTTGACCTATCTACTGCTTTGTCAGTACGTCAATCAGCAGCAGTTGAAGTTGTAAATGAAATCACTAACGTCTTCTATACAGTTCCACGTCAACATCGTGCACTATATATTGCTCGTGCAGTATCTCAGTTCCCTAATGCTTCAGCCAGTGGTATCTACCGCTATGGTCGCTTTGCTGCAAAGGAACCTGTTCGCGTTGCAGGATTCCTGAATAGTTATTATGGACTATATAACTCATTTGGCGTAGACAAATACGGCAATCCAATTGATGACCCAATGAAGGCTGAGTATCTATTAGTTCCAGGTTCAAGAGAACTAGGTCTAAACAAGGGCAAGGGAATTATCCTATCTGCTCGTGCAACTAACTTTATTGCTAACCTTCCAGGTCCATCTTGGTTGGTTCCAATTGCTGTAGGACAACTGCTAAATGCAAAACCAGATTCTCAAAAGGTTATTAAAGACTTGGTTGATGCAACAATTGGCAAGATTCCTAACTATTCATACGATGAACTATTCCCATATGGAGTAGAGACTAACCTTGCAAAGCAAGCAAAGACTACATTTACTCCTGCTTGGGCACGTAACTTACAGACAGCATTTAGTAAATCAGAAACTGACTCTATGTGGATGCAGTCTTATGCATCAGAATCAAACCGTCAGTGGATTCTTTATGAAATGGAACTAGGTCCAAAGCCTACAGAAGATACAGTTCTTAAGGGAACAACAGATATCTTCTTGCGTAAGGCACGCACACAGTTCTTCTCACTATTTGGTAGCCCACAGTTTGTGGATACTTTGCCAGATAGCGTCTATAAGGATTACTACTACACACGTCTGAACAAGTACAAGGCTGAAGGAAAGACTCAGAAAGAATCTGCTGCTCTTGCAGAGGCTGACTTCCAGTCACATATGCGTCTTGCTGGTGGAGAAGATTTCCCAATGGACCGTCTATTCCTATCTGCTAAGAGTCAAGTTGCAAAGGTTCCTGCTAATCAAGCAGCCTATGACCGTATCTGGAATGACTTCTCTGGTCTTGCAAAGCAGTTAGAGGGTATTGACCCATCTACTGTTGCATTACTTACTGCTGACTTACCTATTGGTTACACAGCACAGGTCAATAAGTTTCTTCAAGACCCTAATACAACATTGCCTGGTGGCACAACTCTCAATGAGAAGTTAAAGACACCTAAGCAAATTGAAGATGAACTTGAAAAGTCACGTGTATGGAAAGCCTACTCTGACTATAAAACTCAACTCAATGATGCTGCCAAGAAGGCTGGCTATGCTTCTTACCGTAGCGTTCCTGGTTTAGTTGATGCTATGCAGAAGTACGCAGATACATTAACTGATTACAGCACTGTATGGGGTAACGAGTACAACAAGAATGCTCGCACTGGAGATTCAGCCTGGGTTCAATCACAGGGTCTTTACAAGGTTGTAAACAATAAAGAGTTTATGACTAAGTTTGGCAAGACACAATTCTGGGAGCACGCTAAGGCGTTCCTCTCCTATCGTGATTCAGTTGCTAAGGCTTACAAGGATGCACCAGTTGGTACCAAGACACAAGTTCAAGACCAGTGGACAAAGTACCTTGAAGATAATTTAGACCTGTGGGACCCAGTAATGCAGAAGTTAATCTCACGATATTTCGTTAATGATAACCTGAAGGAGAATAAGTAATGACTACAGGCAGAGATGTTCCTGGCGGTCCAGTAATCACCGTTGCTCCTAAAGGTTCTACAAAGAAGATTACTTATATCTGGATGCCAGATAAGAATGGCAATCTAGTAAAGGCAGATGCTGCCAAGGTAAAGAAGGCTTTCACAACACTACCTGAGGATGCAGTTCTTGCACTACAGGAGTACCTAATAGGTGTAGAAAACAAGACTAATCCTACTCGTGCTATGCGTAACACATTGTGGAACAGCATTGTCGATGGTGCTATTGCATCATTCAAGGATGGTAAGAAGCAAACACCTTGGGATGTTCTTAAGAGTCTTGAAAAGGCAGCACCAGATGTAACTGGAACAACCGTATCTTATACAGAGTACGACCAGTTGACAGCAGATGCCCTTCTTAATAAGGTATCAAAGAAGATAGGGTTTGATATAAACAACCTATCTGCTGCAGATAAGACTGAGTTTTTTAATAAGTTGCAGACAGAGGCTAAGACTTCTGGCAAGACAGTAACTCGTAAGGCTGCAGGTGGCGGTGTTGAGCAGGTAACTACTCCATCACTATTCGATGCAGCATCCTTTACTGAGTCTTTCTTATGGGCTAAGGTTAACCTTGCCGATACAACTAAGTTGCCTTCATCAGCGATTACAACAATCTCTGGAGTTAAGTCATTACTTCGTGCATATAATATTAACAACTTAAGCCAGAAAGAAGTGAATCAACTAGGCATTGACCTAGCATCTGGTTCTAAGTCACTTGACACTATTAAGTTACAGTTCCAACAGAAGGCTATGAAAGATTATCCAGCCCTTGCTGACCGCTTTGCTGCTAATCCTAACCTGACTGTGCGTGACGTATTTGAGCCAATCCTTAATACTGTTGCAAAACTATGGGAAGTTGACCCAGAAAGTCTTGACCTTAACGACCCTAACATTGAGAAGTTAGCACGCCCAGATGGCGTAGTC